TGATCCGATGTGTACTGTTCATAAGAGTACTCATACCCTGAGTTTTTGGATGAGGTTATATATACATATGCATATAAACGATAATTATGGAATGTATTCCTCATCAGGGTAAGGTAGGAGCCAGAGGGGTTTCCCGCTTCTTTTCTGACTATTCTACCATCTCCCATGACTACAGTTGAATAAACATCATTCGACATAACAAAAGTTAATAAGTCATAGTATAACTCATCTTTATTAATAAAGAAGGTATCCCATAAAACATGTAAATCAAGAATATCAGATTCCTGCATATTCGCATCAAAACCTGATCCATCAATCGAACATACACTCCTACCAGTGAATCTACTCATTCTCATCCCATACTCTGATCCTGCAAAATCAAGACCAGCGGATGACCAAAAGTGTTCTCGGAGTTGTATGAATTTTTCTTGTAATTCGTAGAAGAGTTGGAAGGCTGCAATGAAATGGATGACGTCTTCACCCCATATCATACGTGTAGAAGGACTATCTAAAACCTTCTCCCCTTCTCTCAATTCCTCTTTGCAAAAGCCTTTCCAGAAAGAGACTGGACAATATTTGAAAAATTCCCTGGCTTTAAAATAAGCCGTCATCTTCTTCAAAATAAAATGCTTTTTGCTAGGGGAAAAACGTGAATAAACCACGCCACAAGAACCATCGAGATCGGAACTTGATAATAAAGTTTTTTGTAGGTCCATGTCATGCACAATGGTAACCTCAGGGATCTTTGAGTAATGGAGATACGTCCATCTCAAAGCTTCTTCCCATGCTTCATTATCAATATTTCTTTCTTTATAAGCATATTTCCTAAATTTAGGCCACAAAAGATTAGCATTAATAATGGCAGGACAGTAAAGAGTTTTACTGTAAGTATTGCCAACAGATTCTTTAAAATAATGTGTAAGGTTAAGATCGTGAAAAAGCGAACGAGAACGCAGAAATTCTAAAAATTTTTGGTTAACTGACATTCTTGGTTGTTGCTTTCCTACTTTTATCCTACCATAAACCAATAAGCCCTCAAATTCTGAGGGACCTTCCAACATCCTCTTGTGGATGCTGAAGGCCTCATGGCCAAGCCACCTTGGCTCGGCCATGAGGCATCTTAGTGAAAAACCGACATTATTTCAGTGGTGATAGTCAAAGGGAAGTTCCTTTGACCATCAGTAGCATTATGAAATCCTACCACAGCAGGGTGGCCATTGATACTCTGGATAAACGGACAGTTACAAGTACCATTCTCTGAGGACATGTTGTAACCTTTTCCATCAAATGTTCCAGTAGAGGTGCAAATATCAAGGGTTTCTTTCTCTATGTCAAACCACACTAGGCGAGACACAGATCCAGTAATTGGAACCGACATAGGCATAGATTTCGTACCTGGAGGTTTTGAAAACAATAAAAGATCTTCATTATTTCCCCAAGCATCCTTAACTGAGACTTTTTTCCTTAGGACAACCTCATGAGTTTTCCATTCAGTTAAGAAATATTTTATCTTCACTTTACCGCCAACTTGAACTTGCGGATAGACATGTGAAGAAGACACTGCATAATTTCCAATAAAAGTACCATTGGAAAGAGCTTTGTCTTTTGGACCGAGACAAACAAAAATGAATTGAGAAAAAGTTCGCAAACTTTTGTCAGTTATGATATCACTACTAGGAAGCACAGCTTGCTTCGATTCTTTAGTGTTCATATGACAACAACTAATCATTTTTGTTTTGTCATCTAAATAGGTAGTCATACAGGCTCCCGTTTTAGACGCCACGAAAAATTTTTGTTTCCCATTTATACGTTGGGCATAACACTTCGCATTAGCTGATCCCGAGCTAGGCGTCTTATAGAAGATATTGAAGGTAGTTTTAGGAAAATACCTTGTTTTTACAGCTTCTTTGACTTGTTTTCTACCAGTGGCATAAGATGCTTTGTCCTGTTGGACTTTATGCTTGGTATGGGCGGACATTTTTGGTGCTTTTTGACCAGAACCTTCATCGGTTCCTTTAATAGTCCTATTCTTTTTAAAATTATTAGAATCAGCAAGATAGTTATCACGATATGAAGCATCGTTTCTATTTCTCCTATCTTTCTTTGAAACATATTCTTCTTCAGCTTCTTCCCATTCCTCAGTATATCCTTTCTTTTTCAACTCATCTCTATTTAATTTTTCCTCTAGAGCATTTTCATGAGCATTTTTCAAGAACATAGCATAAGTTATAGTTTTTCCTGTAGCAGCATCATATCTTGGACTAGCAGCTTCTATATCGTCCAAATACATATACAACCACATCTTAAACTTAATAGGATTATGAAGTGTTTCATCATCAGGGTAAGGTGAACCACCTTCCTTGACACCAATTCTAGTAATAGGCCTTTTATTAGCGGGGTATTT